TACTACACTCCTGCTGGAACATTTAGTTCTCCAACCTATACAAGCAGGGGAATTACGGATGAGATTGCAGTTTCAGATATTTTGGATAGCCACACGTTTGACCAGATTGCTAATCAGTTTAGGATTACTGGTGGAACGGCAGATTACCTTGTTGCCATGCAAGGATTCTATGATGACAAGTTAGTTGTTCTGAATCGGAACAGCTTACACTTAATCAGTGGAACCACGGGCAGCCTGAATGACACCAGGGTCACAGCATTGACTACGGAAGTAGGATGCTTGGCTAAGAAAAGTGTTGTGATGAAGGGCAATGCCATGTTTTTCCTGTCAGACCAAGGCGTTTATGCCGTTGAATTCTTGAATGATTACAATCTTCGTGGTGCTGACGAACCTATTTCTAAGAACATCCAACCGTACATCGACAGAATCAACAAAAATTTAGCTAAGGATGCGGTTGGAGTTCTTTTTAATAACAGATATTACCTTGCAGTGGCACTAGATTCTACAGTAGGAGCTAATAATGCTACTGGCAACAACACAATTTTGGTTTTTAACTTTTTGAACAAAGGATGGGAGTCGATTGATACCTTTGGAGCTAATGATTTCTTGATAAAAAACCTTATTATTGGAAGTGCTGCCGAAAGAAATAACATTTATGCGGTAACATCTTTGGGTGGACTGCATGAATTAGAGTGCGCTGAAAGCTCTCTTGATAATCTTCTATCTTCTGGTGTTCCAACTAGCTTTTCAATCAACTCATCTTTGACAACTAGAGGTTATTCTTTGGGGAATCTTGATCGAAAACGGTTTACCGATGGCCAAGTAACCATGCAATGTGTTAATGGTGGCCTTGGTGAGTATGCCATATCATTTGCAGCAGAAGACCCTGACAACAATCAACCGATTGGCACGACAACTACCTTTCTTGATGGAACCGTTCTTGGAACTGGATCTGCTTCCGAGGATGAAACTGGAAACATCCGGTTTCGTTTGGGTGGGATTAGAGGGTATCTAGGAACCTTAACCTTGACACGAACAATCGGCTCCCCTAAGATAACTTCTATCAAAGTCACTGGTTCCGTGACAAATAGACAAATCATTTCCCAGAAATAATATGCCAGGAGTAGTAGATACCACCAAGACTTTTGCAACAAACGAGGTTATCACTAGCACGTTGATGAACAATATCATCGACGAAACATTGTTTACAAGTGATGCAATAGCTGCTGGGAATACCACACTTGCGTTGGTTTCTGGCAAGATGAAAGTTGGCACCATTACATCTAATGAAATGGGAGTTGGATCTGTTACAGCCAATGCTATTGCGTCAGATTCGGTAACTACTGCAAAAGTTCTTGATGCAAACATTACGCCGAGTAAGTTGTCAAACTCCGACTTTGGAGATTTTACAGTTGCCAGTGGAGTTGCTACGCTCGACAGCAATGTTGTTACAACAGCAAAAATTGCTGATGCAAACATCACTGCTCCTAAATTGAATGGAGCGCAAACTGGAACAGCCCCGGTTTACGGGATTAGGGCGTGGGCAAATTTCAATTCTACTGCAAATACCAATGCAACTGGAAATTATTCCAGAACTGGGACTACTGTCACCATTACAGTAACAGGCCATGGATTGATTGTTGGAAATTTAGTTTATATTGATTACACCCTTGGGACTGGAACCGCCGCTCCATTTGACGGTCTTTATGAGGTCTCGGCAGTAACCGAAAACACATTTACTGTTACAAGTCATGCGTCAACATCGTCAACCGGATCAGTGACACTTTTAAGGAAAACAATCCGTGCAAGTGGAAACATATCTTGCATTTCGGCCGCTATGTCTAGTCCGGTAATTCCACCAACCGGAAATGACAGTGCTCAAGATGGTTACTACGTAGCTAATTTCTTAATTGCCATGCCTAGTGCTAACTATTCTATCCTTGGAACATGCGCTACAACGGCAGCTTTTCTAAACACTTCTGGAAATAAGGTGTTATCTGGATCTCCAAACAACGCTCAAAGTTGTAGGATATTGACTGTTGATACAAGCAACAACGACCCAGGAAACAATCTGCATAATAGCATTTCAATTATTGGATGAATTCACACCTAGCAACTGCTCTTGAACTTTATCAATCAAATGACATCGATCTCCAAAGCCTTATCGGTTGGCACTTGTGTCATGGGATTGTTGTCTGTAATCCTAAAGTTTTTGCGTTATGCTTTCACTCCGATAGTAACCATCCTGAAAAAGCTGTGCTATTTGAGGAATCGAATACACTTTACGTTACTATGTGTTGTGGAAACATGGCTAGTGGACTTAGGGTTTTTAGAAATGACTATGATTACATTTCCTTTCGCAGAGATTTCAAAGGATCACGCCGCACTCGTTTGTTAAGCATGAAAAAATTCTATTCAAAACTACAATAATTATGGGATCGTCGCCACCAAAAGTAAAAGCTCCTAAAATGGACATCGGAGCAGACATTAGAAACTATGTTTCTGGAATGTCTAAATCACTGCCTGGAATCATTTTGCAGGAACAGCAATTTCGTCCTCAGTTCCAAGGGTTAAACCTTAGTGATATCCAGTCGTTTTTGAGTGGTGCAGGTGGACAACAAGGAATCTTTGGTCTTAGCAATCAAGCGGCGCAACAAGCTGGCATGGGACTAGGTGAGGCAAGGGAGGCAGAACTTGGTCAAATGACCGGACAGGCAGGTCTTACCCGTGGACTGATGCAAGCTCTATCGCCGGAACAGGCGTATGCAGTTCAAAATGCTGATGCAGAAGCTAGACGGGCTTATGCGTCCTCGCAATCACTAAACCCGCAAGAACAGCGTGGATACCAACAAGCTGCCCGAGAAGGTGCATCTGCTGCGGGTCGGATTGGTGGTAACGCAGCTATCGCCTCGGAAGTCATGGGGCGCGAGGAGATGCTTGCTAGGAAAAGAATGGAGGCAGCACAAGCCGCGCAGAACTCGTATAATCTTTCACAAGGATTCTACACACAACCTGGACTTAACCTTCTAGGCTCCGCACCAATGTCGTATCAACAAGGGCAGAACTTCTTGCAGACTGGACTAGGTGCTATTGGCGCAGGAACTCCACAGTTGTTTGATACATCTGTTGGACTTAATCTTGGTGCTGCACAACGAGCAAATCAACTAGCTGCGCAATCTGCTAACGCACAGGCAGCAGCAGCGCAAAATGCTGGAATTATGGGCGCGATTGGAAATGTTGCTGGGGCAGCAGTTCCGCTTATGTTTTCTGATCGAAGGCTGAAAACCGACATTGAAAAAGTTGGAGAAACAAATAAAGGGCTTCCGATTTACACCTACAAATACAAAGGTGATAACACCACTCAAATGGGAGTCATGGCGCAAGACGTTGAAAAGAAAACTCCTAAAGCTGTTAAAGAAGTCGGAGGATTCAAGGCGGTAGATTACAAACTAGTTAAATAATATGGCGACTTACGGAAGAGGACAGATGCTAGGCTCGGGGATCAACCCTGAGTCATTCAAACAGGATTACAGTGGGTTTTCTCGCGCTGCTGAAATACAAGCTCAGGGGTTATCTAACCTTGGTGGCAGTATTGCAGGTGCCATTAAAGACTATGGTGAGATGAAAAAGTCACAGCAAGAAGATGAGCGTGCTGTTCAAAAATCTAAGAGCGTAGCAAAAGCTATTGGTGATTTGATTCCAGATTTGAAACCAACGCTTCTAAACTCGTTGGCAATTCTTGATAATAAAGAACTTCCTCTTAGCCAAAGAAAAGCCGAAGCTGAGGCAATTTCTGATATTCTTAATTTGGGTATTGGAGAAATTCGCAATAAGCAACAAGTTGAGATGGAAAAAGATCAAAACATTCGTGCTGCAAGAATAAAACAAGCTCAAATAGATGCCGAGGCAAATAAGCCTGGATCTCTTGAGACTATTGCGGTTCCTGGTGGGACTCAACAAATGATTCGCAATCCTCAAACTGGAATATTTGAACCAATTAAGATTGCTGAAGATATCAATGCCGCATTAAATTTTCTATCTCCACAAATGAGCCAACAATTACCAGATGGTAACGGAACAGCAATGGATGGTGCGCCTGGAGTGTTGCCTTCTATCAATGACCCAATGAACAATGCCGCAGAAGCAATAGCTTATGCCAATAGAATAACAGGAGGAAGAAATGATATTTCTAATTTGTCTCCAATACCAACAGGGGTTCCCGCAAATCAGTCTCCCCAAGCTCTAAGAATTGATTCTTTGCCTAGCGGTGCGATGCCAACAACTCCTAAAACTCCATTTGGATTTACTCCAACAAAAGGAAGTGAACAAGAGACATTCCGCACAGCCACTGAAGAAGAACGAGCTTCATATGGAGGGATTCTTGGTCAAGTAAGTAATCTGACTAATAAATTCTATCCAATTCAAGATTCTTCTCCAGCAATAAAACGTAAATATTTAGAAGAAGGAGCAAAGGCTTATGCTGCTGGAGACAAACAACAAGCGTTGATATTTGCCATTGCTGCTGGAGTGGGAGGATTGTTTGGCAATCTTCAAATAAGTGATTTGCCTAGCTATTTTGGTGATGCTTCAGTTGATTCTTCTAAGGAAGATTCTAATCAAGGAGTGAATCCTCAACCTGCTCCACAAGTTGTTCCTAAAACACAAATACCTCTTGAAGAAATTGCTCCAACTCGCAAACAATAATTATGCCTGAACTCACAAGAGATATTTTGAATAATGCTCGCATCGAAGGTTACACCAATGATGAAATAATAGCTCATGTTACAAAAGATCGTCCTGATATTCTGAATGCGTTAGAAGAAGGTTACTCTCTTGACGAAATCGCAGATCATTTTAGCAAGAATGCTTCGCCTAAACCAGAAACGGAAAAACAAGAAGACCCAAGTATAGGGCGTGTTGCTGCTGGTTTAGCTGCCGAGATTGCTGTAGCAGAAGGAGCTAAATACGGAGGAGCAGCAATTGGAGCAGGAATTGGCGCATCACCAGTAATTACCGCTCCCGTAACGGCTCCTACTGGTGCTGCTATAGGATATGTCACAGGAGCGTTAGGAGGTGGATGGAGTGGGTCTATTCTTGCCCAAAAAATTGAAGGAGCAAAAGAAATAAATTATGGCAGAGCTACTATTGATACACTCTTAAATCTTATTCCAGGAGTCAAGATTGGCAAAGCAGGTAGTAAGTTACTTAAAGCGTCAACAACATTTTCAAAACGACCTATTAGAACCGCTATGGCACTTGGAGCAGTAGCCACCCCAGCATACATGGCCGCTGATGAAATCCAAGATAAAAAAGATTATACGCTTGAAGACTATCTAAAAGCAACCGGAACAAGCATGGCATTAGGTGCTGGGCTTGGAATGGCTGAAAAAAAACTTATAGCGGCAACTGGGAAGATTAGAAATAAAACCCCAGATGATATTAACAAACTTATCGAATCAGGAGACGCTTCAACTATTGAGTTAGTGAACTATCTTACTGCTGGACTCGATCCAAGTAGTGCAACTATTCCTGCTTCCAGTTTCAAGGGGGATGTTAGTGAATATATTAGAAATGCCACAAGAGCAACAACAGCTTCTATTGCTCCATCTAGGCTTGTAGGAAAAGACATTACCAGCATCGCTAGAGAAGCAAGTTCATCTGTGGAAGCAGTAAAAGGAACCGCTAGCAATATAGGAAAACAAATTGATTCTTACCTTGAGGCAAATCCAACATTTAAAGAAGCGGCAATAGATTTTCTTGATGGTGCAGATCGCGCTGACCTTCCACCTGAACTTTTAGAAAAGCTTGTTTTTGCTAGGAACAAGATACGAAATGAACAGCAAAGAATGATTGACCTTCACAATAGTGGAGAAAAATTACTTCCAAATAATAGAGCGGAAGTTATTGAAGCCAGCTTGAATCGTGGTGACTACTTAACAAGAGCTTATGAGTTTTTTCAGAATCCAAACTATAAACCATCAAAAGAAAAGTATGATGCACTAAAAAAGAAGCTTAGAGAAACATTGGATGAGTCAGAAACAAATGCTTACTTGGCAGAGCTAAACTTAAAGATGAAGGGGAATCCAACTGATTTCTCAACATTTATGCAAGGCCCAGGAACTCCAAATGTTTTCAAACAGAAGAAAGTTGTCTCATCTGAACTTGAGGATTACCTTGGTTTGATTACTAAACCAGGGCAAAGAGTTGAATCAACAATGTCGGTGCTTAACCGAATCAATGAGTATAACGAAGCTGATGCTAGAATCGCAAAAATCTTGCTTGATTCTGGGATGGCAGTGAAAGCTTCAGACCCTAGTTTTGCGCAAGGACTTCAGCCATTAAATCTTAAACGTGGAGAAGCTATTGTTGATGGAGAAAAATTGTTTGTTGATCCAAACATCCAAACAGCATTAAACAAGATTTATGCTGGAGGAATAGACCAAGAATCTAACTCTGTAACAAAGCGAGTAATTGCTGATATTTACGACACCGCTGTATCAGCATTTAAGTCATCAAAAGTATTGGGGAACCTTCCATCTTATCTGATTCAGATACCAAGCAACATTGCTGGAACCCTTGGAACAGGAATGAATCCAATCCTTGGTCTTGGTAATGCAACTAAGATGGCACTAGGAACACTTAGCGGAACAAAGCTAGGCAGCTTGCCAGTGATCAGAAAGTTTGCTAACGAAGCTCCTCCATTGACTTTACAAAAGTTTGAGGACTTGAAGAAACGAGGAATGATAACTGGCAACATTGCATATGATGACATCAAAGCTGGACTTCAAGGCAAGCGTTTAGGAAAAGCATTTCAAAAAGCAACAGATACACCAGGTCGAATCTACTCGATTCCCGACAATATTTTTAGGGTTGTGAATTACGAAAACAATATGCTCGTCTTGAGTAAGATGATGCCTACTGCCACGGAGGAACAACTTAAGGACATGGCGGCTAGACTTACTACAAGAACATATCCAAATTATGAATCAATAAGCCCTGAGATCAAAGCTCTTTCAAGAGCTGGGGTAATGCCACAATTTGTTACATATACTGCTGAGTTTGCAAGAACGCAACTTGAACAAGCAAAGGTTATACTTGAAATTGCAAACGGAAGTCTTGCCTCAAAACTTGGAAGTGAGTTCAAAGATATTCCAATGAATTTAGCCGCTGCAAAAAAAGAAGCAGCAAAAAGAGCAGTGGCTATGACAACCGCTTATGCTGCCGCATCATATGGCCTTAACAGTTTCAATCGTGAATCTTTAACAGAAGAACAAGAAAGAGCATTTCGCGATACTGTTGTGCCAGACTATGAAAGAGACAAGCCGCTTTTTATTAAGAAAAACAAAGACAATTCATATACGACTGTAAACACTGCTTATTATTTGCCACAAACAATATTGGCAAATCCCGTAATGTCGATATTAAGAGGTGAAAATCCTAAAGAAGCAACAAGCAATGTTTTTTCTATTTTAGGAAAAGAGCTTGT